CGAGTTAGAAAGCTTAGTACCCGATTGGGAGAAAATCAACGAGAACGCAGATTTTCAGAGTTGGTTGTTAGAAGTTGATCCATTGTCTGGACAGCCAAGGCAAGCATATCTGGATGACGCACAGCGTAGATTTGATACGAAACGTGTAGCTTCGTTTTTTCAAACTTGGTCTAGCTTAAAAGGTTCTGATTCTGCTCAACAGGTAAAGACCGTAAATCAAAACGAACTTGAACAACAGGTTTCTCCGAAGAAAGGGAGAAGTCAGGGTTCAGTACCTACTCAAAAACAAACCTATTCAGCGGCTGACATAGGTCAGTTCTATGATGATGTTCGTAAAGGAAAGTACAAAGGTCGAGATGATGAACGGGCTAAAATTGAACGTGACATCTTTGCTGCTCAGGCAGAGGGTCGCATAACTTAAACATGTGTTAGGAGGCCAAAATGGCATACGCAACATCCCCTGGGCATCCGCAGTATACTGGGAATTTTATTCCTGAGATATGGTCGGGTAAGCTCATTGAGAATTTCTACGATGCAACAGTGCTCGCAGCAATCTCTAACACCGACTACGAAGGTGAGATTCGTAGCATGGGTGATACGGTTAACATCCGTACTACTCCTGAAATTACTATCCAGACATACGTCAAGGGTCAAACTCTTAACGTAGAGCAGCCTGATAAGCCAAAGCTACAGCTGCTTATTGACAAAGGTGAGTACTTTGCCTGTATCGAAGACGATGTAGACGAAGTGCAAGCTGACGTTAATATGATGGATCAGTGGTCAAAAGACGCTTCAGAAAGAATGAAAATTAAGATCGACCAAAGGGTCTTGACAGATATTCTTCCTGATGTTGATGCACTAAACAAAGGCGCTACAGCTGGAAGAGTTTCTGGTGATATTGCCCTTGGTGCAGCAGGCAGTCCCATTGCAATAACAAAAGATAATGTTATTGGTAAGATTATCGATATGGGTACTGTGCTTGACGAAGCTAATTGTCCTGAAGGAGATCGCTTTATTGTGATTCCTGCTAAGATGGCTGGCTTAATCAAGCAGTCTGATCTAAAAGACGCTTCTATTACTGGTGATGGGTCTACCCCACTACGTAATGGACGTTTAGGGCAGATTGATAGATTTACTGTTTATGTAAGTCACAATCTGAAGAAAACTTCAGGCGGCGAGTTCAGCATTATTGGTGGACATAACATGGGCTTCACATTTGCATCTCAAATGACAAATATGGAAACCATCCGTTCTGAAACAACTTTTGGAAACATCATTCGTGGTCTTCAAGTTTACGGCTATAAAGTCGTTAAGCCTGAAGCTCTTTCCACAATGATTGTTACATTGTAAGGAGGATCAGATGGCTGCTTATACAGACTCACACGGCTTTAATAAAGGTTCTGCTGGAGGACATCCAGCTAAGGGCTTGACTAGAGTCGGTTATATGGAAGTCGATTTGGACTTTGCTAAGATTACTGCCGCTAGGGCTGCAGCAGGCGCTACAGCTCTTGCCGCTGGTGATTCTATCGAAGTGCTTTCGATTCCAGCCAACACATTAGTGATGGCAGTTGGTGCAACTACTATTACTGCTGAAGGTGCAGCGTCAACATTTGACATCGGTTTGACTGGTGGCGATGTAGACGGTTTTGTTGACGGAGGTGACGCTAACGCAGTTGGCACTACCCAGTCAAACGGTGCGCTTTTAATCGCAAACAATAATGGTCACTATTTCGCAACTGCAGATACTATCGATATGCTTATCGGTGTTACTGGAGCTGTGACTGATGCGGCTAGAATTAAAGTTTGGGCAGTGGTTGTTGATTGTTCAACAGTCGCCTAAAGGATTAGGGGGGCGGGTTAGGATTCGCACTGCGATGCCCCCCTACTCTAAAAGGACGTAGTATGGCCAAAATTAATAAAGCAAAAATGGCATGTAACAAACCGAAACGTCAGGTATCTGGCGGTAAGAAGTTTGTTGTTAAAGCGTGTCAGGGTGGTAAAGAAAAGATCATCCGATTTGGCGATGCTAAAATGAAGATTAAAAAGAACCAGCCAGGTCGCAGAAAGAACTTTCGTGCTAGACATGGTTGTGACAGCAGGCCACCGTCTAAGATGACAGCTAGATATTGGTCGTGTAAGAAATGGTAAGCTATGGGTAAGAAAGACGCATGTTATTACAAGGTGAAGAGCCGTTACAAAGTTTGGCCTTCAGCATATGCATCAGGAGCCTTGGCTAAATGTAGGAAAGTAGGCGCTTCTAATTGGGGCAACTCTAAAGTTAGAAAGACCACCAGAAAGAAAAAATGATATGGCGGTCAGAAAAACAAAGAAGGGAGCAGACTTAAAACGATGGTTCAAGGAGAAATGGGTTGACGTTCGTACGGGGAAAGCATGTGGCAGACGTAAAGGTGAAAAACGGGGTACTCCATATTGCCGCCCATCCAAGCGTGTCAGTTCTAAGACTCCCAAGACATCTAGCGAACTTAGTGCATCCGAAAAAAGAAGCAGGATCGCACAGAAAAAACGACTCGGACAGCCAGCAGGTAAGCCTAGAAGAGTTAAATCAGTAAGGAGAAAGAAATGACAAGATGGTTAAAAAATATTAGGGACGGCGAAGTTTATGAGTGGGATGAAATCCTAGCTGCTAACCCTTTGACTAAAGAAATTACTGAGGAAGAAGCATTCCCAGAAAAATTTATGCCTAAAAAACAAAAAGGGCGTAAAGCTAAAGTTAATTTAGAAACTGAGGTTGTAGATGATAAACCAAAGGTAGCCGCAGAAATAGAAGAAGAGGCGACTAAAGGTTTAACTAGAGCTAGAAATGATAAAGGCCATTATATAGCTGATGATCCAGATACGCCTGAAAATGAGGCTTGGGTAGATGATTCTAAATGATGTAATAACACAAGTCCGAAATTTAATTCAGGACACAGATTCTACAGGGTATCGTTATAGTGACGCTATGTTACTAAACTTTGCTAATCAGGTATTAAGACGAACATCTATATTTAGACCTGATTTGTTTTCTCTCCAAGCAAACCTTACTTGTGTTGCTGATACTGTGGTGCAATCAGCTCCTGCAGATTCCATAAGATTAATGGAAGTTTATTATAATGTAACTGGTAAAGGAATCATAGAAACCACGAGAGAAGTTTTGGATCAAGCGTACCCTACGTGGATGACTGATGATGCTGCTATTACGATTAATTGGATTAGAAACATACGTAACCCAAATAAATTTTTTATATACCCTAAGGCTCCTGCAGCTCATCAAATTGTAATTGAGTATGCACAAACCCCACCTACATATGATGGTACTACACAGGTAGCTCTACTACCAGATGCTTATTTCCCTGCTATCGTAGACGGTACGGTGTTTTTAGCGGAGTCTATAGATAATGAGCATGTTAACTCAAATAGAGCTGCACTTTTCCAGCAGTCCTTCTCACAGGCACTTGGTGTTTCATCACAGACAAGGCAGATTACCGATACAGAAGGTGGTGGGTTACCTGAAGAGGAGGTTGTTTAATGCCAAAAAGATTCGACAGTTTAGTGCCACGTTTGTCACCTAGTGTACCAGGTTGTCCTCAGCCAGTCATAGAGCAATACGTTCGTGATGCTGCTATTAACGCTTGCGAAAAAACACTAGCGTACAGACATGTCCAAAGTAAAATACCTTTAACTACAGGCGTCTATGACTATCCATATGACCCACCTACAAACACAGAAGTACACGCTGTGTTAAGTGCGTCTATTGATGGTAGTCCTATGACTTCTCTACCATTAGAATCATTTCAAGATAGATTCCCTAAATGGCCTGATTTTTTACCTTCTGAGTATGGTTGTCCTAAATATTTATCACAGTTAGATGCTGATACATTTATTGTTACACCTACCCCAGATGCACTTAAAACATATGAAATCCGTATGGTTATTGCAGTAAAACCATTGCGTACATCCATAGATATGGATACTACAACTTTTGATGAATTAGAAGATTTAATAATGCATGGAGCACTTCAGAACTTACTTATTCTACCTGAGCGAACATGGTCGGATAGAGAGTTAGCTGCATTCCATGCCAAGCAATATTTATATAAAGCTGCAGAGCGTAGAGCTAGAACTAATCTTGGTGCTGCTAGAAATACACTACGTGTTAAACCAGTGGCTTTTGGGTGAGGTGAATTATGGCAGATGTAATTAGATTAGTAAAAGGTAATAGTAAACCCGACATAATACTCACTTTAACAGATGATGGCACAGGTGGTGCTATTGATTTAAGTGCGCCAACAACAACTGTAACTGTAAAGTTTCGCAAACAAAATACGACTACTGTATTATCCACAATAAACGCTAACAAAGTTAGTGGTGGAGCTACAGGACAGGTTCAGTTTGATTTTGCTGGTGGTGTTCTTAATGTAGATGCTGGAATGTATGAGGGTGAAGTAAACATAGATTTTAATGGTTCATTACAAACTGTATATGATTTAATTAAGTTTAGAGTACGGGATAACTTCTAATGCCTAATATACGTCTAAAAGCCGCTACTAATGGTGGGCTGGCTTTAGATGTACTAGCCAGAACTGCTTCTAGCACTCATCCAGTAATTGGCATAGCTCTTAATGCTGAACCTCAAGATAGCGAAATAGCTTTAGCTGCCGATCCTATTATAACGCAGAACATATTCAGAGTTTCTGCAAATGCTTTGAGTCATGAGATTTACATGACTTATGAAGCTATACCAGTTGTTAACCTACCAGCAGAAACTGTACTTACTTCAGATTCTATAGGCCCATTTATTATAGGGTTTAACCCTACAGATACACCTATAATCGTGGATGCCCCTGCGTTTGATTTTACATTTAACTCTATACCAGACGACACATTTTCTCTTGCAGACTTACCAGCGTTTGAATTAGGGCGTCCCCTAGATGATAGTTTTTCTGTGTCTGATTCTATTGGGCCGTTCACTATAGGGTCTGTACTTACTGATTCATTTAGTCTTATAGACACACCAGTCTTTAATGCAGGTGTTAATTTTAGTGATTTGTTTAGTCTTACAGATGCACCAGTATTTAGTGTAGGGTTTAATCCTAGTGATTCAATTAACCTTACAGATGCACCAATATTTAATGTAGATGCTAATCTTAGTGAT